AAGCAATTAAGATGGAAAGTGAAGCACAAGGTCTTATGACCGAAGCAAAACGTCTAAAGGCAGAAGCAAGGACGCTTGATCCTAATGTAGCACCTACTGGTGAAGCATCAGTTGTAGTAGAGGCCCCAGCACCAAAAGCAAAAAAACCAAGAGCTAAAGTAGTTGCATAATGTCACCTGAATTTATTGAAAAATGGGAACACATCCTCGAGGATGTGGAAAAACAAAAAATTCCTATTGGTTTTATTAAAAAAGTAGTTATTAAGCTAATAGGGAAGAAACAGCAAACTCTGAATATTGAGAAATTTCTAAATCAAGGCTTGGAACCAGAGCAAGTAGAAGATTTGGTTAATAAAAGATTAACTGAATTGGATGAGTTGGTTACTAGCGTGGAATTTATTCTCAATGTTCAAAGTATTGCAGATACTGTTCAACCTGAAACAGATAGGCTGTTAGGTAATTTATGAAACTGATTGTGGCCTGTGATCCAAAAGGTGGAATAGGCTATAAGAATAAATTGCCCTGGAGTAAAATCGAGGGCGATTTACCAAGATTCAAAAGATTAACTCAGGATAAAACTGTAGTTATGGGTCGCAATACTTGGGATAGTCTTCCAGTAAAACCTTTGCCCAACAGGATCAATGTTGTGGTAACTACAAAACCAATTGCTTTACCTAGCAATGTTAAAGCAATAGCTAGTCTAGATGACTTGAAATATTTTCATGATCCTTGGATAATGGGCGGGGCAAGATTAATACAAACGTGTTGGGAAAGAATTACTAAAATTCACTTGACCACTACCTTTGCTGAATACGCTTGCGATACTTTTATAGACTTGAAAAAAATACGAGGTGAGTTTAGAATTTCACATGAAGAAGTCTGTAGTGACCATACATATGAAATTTGGGACAGAGACCATCCTGATTATTGGAAATAAAAATGCAAAATTATCATGATTTGCTTAAAGATATACTAGAGAACGGTGAAACAAAAGATGATCGGACCGGCACAGGCACACTCTCTGTATTTGGAAGACAATTAAGATTTAACTTACAAAAGGGGTTTCCTGCTATTACTACTAAAAAATTAGCATGGAAGGCTTGTGTAGGTGAATTATTATGGTTTATTGAAGGTAGTGATGATGAACGCAGACTAGCCGAAATAACTCATGGAAGTCGTGATGGACCTGTTACTATTTGGACTCCTAATGCACTAGCAAGTTATTGGAAACCTAAAGCTAAATTCGACGGCGATTTAGGTAGAGTATATGGCGTGCAATGGCGAGATTGGAAGATTAACACTCTTAAATCTTCCAAACATCATGTTCAACATACCAATTCTGATAAAACTCATTATGATTCAACTGTAATGGAAAAGTCAGTTGACCAATTAGCAAACCTTATCAAAGGATTGATTGAAGATCCTAATGGCCGTAGACATGTAGTTATAAGTTATAATCCAGGAGAAATTGAGCAAATGGCATTACCGCCGTGTCATGCAATGTTTCAGATGTATGTATCAAACAACAAATTATCCTGCCAAATGTATCAACGCAGCGGAGACGCATATCTCGGAATTCCTTTTAATATTGCGTCATATGCTTTATTGACACATATGATAGCACAGGTATGTAATCTTGAAGTTGGTGAGTTAATCTTAGTGTTCGGAGATGTTCACATCTATAAAAACCATATTGATCAAGTCAACGAAATCTTGACGAGGGAACCTATGAAATTGCCTAAACTTTGGTTAAATCCAGAAATTAAAGATATTAATAAATTTACGATGGATGATATTAAACTGATTGACTATAAATCTCATCCTGCTCTAAAAGCGCCGATGGCCGTATAAAAAATGGCTGTATGAAAGACTATGTAGAAACCAAAGTGCATTACTTCAGTGTAGGTGATGCAGAAGATCCTGATATCTATGCTGCTCAACCTCTTTGGGAATTCCAACAATCAGAAAAAGGCAAGTGGATTATGGAAAATTCTATAGAAACACCTACTTGGCATAGAAATATAGATCATAATACATTTGGTTATGCTTATTATGTCACTGCTAAATTGCCTAAAGAAAAATATACATTTTTCAAGCTTAAGTTTGATTAAATGATTACCACAGATAAATACAGGTATGTGGATATTATCTGTTTTACCTAGTTACGCTATACATGGTTTATTGTCTGTTGGTATTATTGGTGTAATCTTAGGATTCGTACTAGGGTTTATACCACTTGTTGGTAAATATAAACTCCCTATTCAAATTATCAGTATATTCATACTAACACTTGCCTTATACTTAGAAGGTGGGTTGGAAAACGAACGCTTATGGCAATTGAAAGTTAAAGAAGTACAGGCCAATGTTGCTGTATCAGAAACCAAAGCAGTAGAAAAAACTGTAGAAATACAGGAAAAGATTGTCAACAAAACCAAAGTCATTAAACAAAAGGGCGATGATATCATAAAGTATATTGATAAAGAAATCGTTAAAAAAGAAGAGATTATCAAGTATATAGAAAATTGTCCAGTGCCTCAAGAAATCATTGAACAACATAACAAGGTTGTAAATTTAACTAATCAATCTTCGGGAGAGAAGAAATGAAAAAGTTAATACCGCTCGTATTATTATTGTCAGCCTGCGCCAGTACCCCTGTTCCAATAGAGCGTAAATTCCCGCCGTATCCCAATGCATTGTCAGAAAAATGCCAGCCGCTAAAACCTATTGAATCTAGTGATAAAGTGCCTATCACAGACATGTTGAAAACAGTAGTAGAAAACTATGTGACATACTATAACTGCGCTACCAAAGTTGAGAGTTGGCAAGAATGGTACACAGAACAGAAAAAAATCTTTGAAAGTGTAAATCAAAAATAACTCATAAATACATTATGAGGTTATGAAAATATGTCTACACAAGAAATAATTAATATAGGTACGTCACCTAATGACGGTCAAGGTGATCCGCTACGCACGGCTTTTGCAAAGATAAACAATAATTTTACCAGTTTATTTAATACTACATTTAGTACCTCAACAGCATATTCCGTAGGAAATTCTGCTAATCAAGTAATCTATACCGCTCCTGTTGCAACTTTTACACAGGCTATGCTTCAAATTAGATCAAGTAATCCAGCAACATCAGACAGCCAAGATATAACTCTTTCTGCTCAGATTACAAACGATAATGCTAGTGTAAGGTTCACTGGATACGGTACTACCATTAATGGTAATGCTATCACTAATTATGATATGGACGTGTTTAACTCCAACGTTCGTGTACTAGTTAATCCAATTGGAAATGCTACACTCTTACATTTTATTTCTTCTCAAGTTACTTTTATTGGTGTCGATATTCCTGGATTGAACATTCAACTAGATGGTTATGTACCAGGATATGACATGTCTACCGAAACTGACTTGTTTATAACAACCGAGCAAGCATGAGAGCCCGCGAATTTATTACTGAGAGTATAGAAGAAAAATTATTGCCCGATCAAGCGGGCGCCCTTCCTGCTACTTATATTATTCCTGAGTTACCAAATCAAGATCCTTATTTACAATATAGATTTTCAGTAGCAATTGCTGGTGCAAAGGGTGCTGAAAAACGTAAGCAAGATGGCGTTAGCAGTATGTCTAGGGAAGGACCGTTTGGTGAAAGCGAAATTGTAGTGTCATATGGCCATGATGTAGGTCCATATATTGATGATGCACTTAAAACTATGGGTATGAAGGGAAAGCGTATGGTATCCACACCAAATAGTGATGAAACTTCAGATGTTACTAAAACTAGCCCCATGAAGCCTTTTAAGGGCTACAAAAGGTGAGAGCAAAAGAGTTTATCACTGAGCGCAACTTATTTATAATTCCTGACTTAACATCAGGTGATCCTTACCAAATCTATAGATTTGGTGTTGCTATTGCTAGAGCCAGAAGTGAATCAGGTGATTGGGATAAGGTCAGAGCTGGTCAAAAAAGAAATGACGGTGAGTTTTCAGGTCAAAGTCCTTTCAGTGAAAACGCTATAGTATCAACACAATATGAAGATGGTTCGGTAATAAATAAAGCATTGGGATATGAAAATATTCCTGGTGGAAAGAAAGCAATACCAATGTCATCCGGATATGAATTGCCACCTGACAACGAACCTAGTCCATTGAAACCGTTTAAGGGATATGCAAGATGAGAGCAAAAGAATTTATAATTGAAGCAACAGCGGACGATGGATCACATGGCAAGAGAAAAGGTGAGTTGCATCCAGATGTTAAATCGGCTCTTGGTATGATTCATAGAGTAGCAGGTACCGCTGACAGAACATACGATTTAAATCGTGCTATGATGGCAGTTGCCAGTTCAAATGGAAAAGAATTTAGCCACGAGCCAACCGGAGAAAGTTGGATTGGCAGAAGTAATATGGCTGCTCCTTATACTAAAGAAGAACATGATATGTTACATCATGCTTATAAAGCAATTGGTACTCCGGTGCAATCAGCAACAGATGATTTCAGAAGAGAGCCTGATGATACACACAAAGTTAGTCCTCATAAGCCATTCAAGGGCTATAAAAGAAAATAATTTCATCATCAGCGCCGAGAATAAGTAATTTGTACAAATTACAAGGTTCTCAATGATTGATATTAATAACACACTAGACCTAGTAAAACTAAAGTTTTACAATGACTACCTCTATCAATGCCACATCTATGATGAGGGCGAAAGTGGATACCATAAACAGCTTACGGGCGAAATGGTAAAAAATTATGTTGATCCGTTAAATCTAGCCAAAGATGCTTTAATCTTAGATTTAGGATGTGGTCCGGGTTATTTCTTAGATGAAATGAAATCCAGAGGTTATACCAATCTAGTTGGTGTTACTCTTAGCCCCAATGATGTTAAAATGTGCGAAGATAAAGGTCATACTATTAAAAAATACGACTTGTCGTTTTTGCCACAAGAACAGGGTTACTATGATGAAAGTGTAGACTTTATCTTTCTTAGACATGCACTAGAGCATAGCCCATATCCAATATTCACGCTAATGGAATACAATAGGGTCCTGAAACAAAATAGTAAACTTTATATTGAAGTACCTGCTCCTGATTGCGAAAGAAAGCATGAATTCAACTTGAATCATTATAGTATTTTTGGCGCTGCTCAGTTATCAGCACTGCTTGAGCGCACTGGATTTAATGTTGATACCTTTAATATACTAGAGTTTAACCTAGAAATACCCGGCGATAACGGTGAAACTACCCCAGTAAAAGAAAGATTTTATTGTATTGTTGCTACTAAAGCTAGGCCGCTAGACATTAAATAAAACGATAAATACTCTCTATATGAGAGTATTTTTATGGCTAGCCGTAAAATTACATAAAGGAATACAATATGAAACCTAGTGAGATATTACGTA